GTGGCGTCAAGTCACCGTTGTCGTCGGTGTCGTAACGCACAACCTCGGACGCGAAACTTGCCATGTCGAACTTGGCATACGATGACGTGCGACCAGCGAACCGCGTCAGCGGTTTCGCGTTGCCGTAGATGAACATGACGAACCGCATCGCATGAGCAACGTTGATGAACGACGCAGAGTTGATGTGAACATGGAGACCCACAGACTCGCAGTCCCACGCACGCCAACCGCGTTGACGCAACGTCTCAACACCCTGCCAGAACTTTGCTTCACGCATCGCTTTCAGAGTGTGCGGTTGAGTCACCAACTCGAACCCTGACGACACGGAACCGTCCTCTTTCAGCATGAACACATCATGCGGATAGTTCGGGTCATAGTCCGACAGCAGTTCTGCTGCTTCACTCTTGCGACACGCAGAGTCACGACCGGGTGTCATCTCCAACTCGATGCCAACATACGGTTTCGCAACACGCACGGGCTGACGCTCAGTTTCGGTGATACCGAACTGGTCGGCAGGCTTCGCTTCGGAAGTGACGGAACCAACGTCAATGAAGTTCAGGTCGTAGTCGTCACCGTACTTCGTGCTGTACGACAACACTTTCTCAGGGTTGTACTCTTCATGACTTTCACGTGCGTTCTCTTCTTCTTCGTCAAGAACATCACGACAAGAAGAGCACACATAATCCCACGACGTGCCACCGTCAAGATACTCGCCGTACCACGACTCGGGTGAATGACCCCAACTGTTGTATTCCAGCCACTCACGAGTCGGACGAAAGTAACCGTCGTCATCGAAAGACCAGTCAACAACATTCATCATGCGACCACGCGGATGCGGGGAACCCGTCACATCTTCATAGTTCATAATCTGAGACGTCTCAGGGTTGATGCGATAATGCTTGTGAAGCATCACATCTTCACAACGCTCACACGTGTTGACGTCCAACCCTGTGTCGTAAAGATTATCTCCGACATGTATGTCATACGCACAATCGGTAGCCGAAAGTGCGTGGTTCTCACGGTCGAAGTACGTAATCGGATGACCACGATGGTCAGTCGTGGGCAACGGTTCCGTCTGATAATGATGTACCAATGTCATAACTATTTCTCCTTTGTTTCCGTGTTGTATGTATCTGTATTACCAGTTGATGGGAAACTATCAACATCATGTATCTCCGCCCACTCGCGCGGAGTCATCTTGCCATGGGATGCGGAGAAGTTGAGAACCCAGTTGGTGCTGTAACGCTCCAACAACTCATAATCCGCAACTTCCCAACGTGAGTCGTCAATGAACACCAACTCATCGGCCGGCCCCCACATTCCGTTTATGTCTACGTAGATAGTCATTACTTGTCTCCTTTGTGTGTGTGTTTCTTACCTGTCGGGTGACGACGCATCGCGTCGGCAACCATGTCCTTACGCCACTCGCACCACACGTAATACCCGAGCAAGATGATAAACGTAATCATCACCAACCCGAGCAGTTGCAGTCCGAACAGAAAGAACGTGTAGAACAGTTCACCCGTCATTTCGTATCTCCATTCCTGGAATAATGTTCATGTATCTATGATTCTGCTTGTGAAACCACCACCAACAGCGCAACAGCCAGTCACGCTCATCGTCGGTGTCAGCCCACGAAGCAAGTTCCATGAGATGAACAGACAGACGACGCAAGTCGTCAGTCGTTGGATTATCAACGATACGCACATCGTCCGTATGTAGACGATGAATGTTCGCTTTCTCTTGCGCTTCATCGTGCGTAAGCAGAAGTGTGTTCATCTCCCACCCGTCAACCAAGACGCTGTAACGCTCATCTGGATAATCATCGTGAACAGTCATGACGCAACCGCCATAACATTCACGAACCCATCAACATGACTGTCCGCATACGCATAACCGTCACGCACCACAACATTATTTGTGTACGCAACAGTAGGCGCAACAAGACGCACACCGTCACCGAAGACGGTGAACACCATGTTCATGAACATCTCGTCATCATCGACGAGATGGTCAATACGTTGATACGCATTCATAATCATTCTCCTTTGTTTGTATGTTTCTATTCGGACACACGGCGTGCATCCCCGCGCCACACGAACTGATAGGAAACTATCAACCCGTGTGACGCAAGCACCACGCAGCAGTGCTAACGCAACGACGAAACAATCTCCTCGATGACGTCCGCCGTCAGTTTCTTACCCTCATACTTCCGCAACGAACGACGCACGCTGCCAACGTACTTCGGTTGCTTGCTTGCCTTCTTGACCGGCGCACCACGACGCTTCTCACCGTTGCCAACAAACCCGCGCAACGACTCAATGCTCCGATGCGCGTACTCCGCGTCATACAGCGTCACCATGTTGTGAACGCTGTCGAAACGCTTGATACCAGCAACAACAGCACCGACATACTGACGAATAGTGTTCTCCGTCAAAGTAACACGGTCACCATACTGCTCAACGACACGCTTCGCATACGCCGACGCATTACCGCCGAACCTACGAAAGCATTCATCGCCTGCCATAACCCAACCGTCAAACGTGCGACGAGAACCCGCAACAATCTCCGACTGGAACTTCATGAAGTTAGTCTGCTTACTCACTATCATTCTCCTTGTGTATGTGTATGTGTATGAACGCACTTGTGTACGTCCCAACGCCACGCAGACTGATAGGAACCTATCAACCCACGTGACGTAAGCACGACACTAGAAACGACCGAAACACTCTTCATGACGCGCAAGCAACTCACGCATCTCATTCCATTCCGTTTCCATCGCACCAATCGCAACGACAGCGAGACGAGCACGCTCGCTCGCATCACCCGCACGCAACGCATCACGCACGGCAACATTCACGGTGGACATCGCATAGCCCTTCCGAGAACGAAACGGTTGAGCCATTTGCTCGGTGTTGCCCGTTCGTTTCTCATCCATTGTGTGGGGTTGTTTCGGCGTTCGCGCGCGAATGCGCGTGGGCGCGTGCGTTTGGTGGGGGGCGGGTGCGGACACAGGGGGGCATGGGGGGCGCCGCCCGTCAATTAAGTATGGATGGCTCTGCCGTGTGGCGAGGGCACCACTTAGAGTGGGGTCCGGATAGGGGTGGGGGTGTTTTTGTTAGGACCCTTTAACCCATTTTTTTGATGGGGATTTGGTTTTGCTGGGGGACCATTTTACTTTGTCTGCCCAGTACGCGGCGGACATTGGTCCGCGGCTAATGTTCTTGGCGTGGCGTGATTTAAAGGCTTCGCGTTGGCCTGCTGTTTGGTTGGTGCGTACGCCTTGCTGTCCAAAGCGGATGGTTTTGACTTGGCCGCCTGAACGGGCTACGACGATGTGTGATTTGGTGGGGTGGCCGGGAGTGCGTTTGGGTTTGTTGTAGCCGCTAACTCCGGCTCGTGCTAGGCGGGGGTCACGCTTTGGCACGGCGGCTCTTTGCTGCTGCGGCGTTGTCTACGAGGTTGGGGTAGGGGCGTCCTGCTTTGGCGGCCCGTTTCTTGGCCGCTGCCTTTTGGGCTGGGGTTAGGGGTTTGGATTTTTTTTTGGGGTTGGGTGTGTTCCAGAATGCTTTAGCCACGGCGCTTCTTCTTTTTCTTGGGCTTGGACATGCCAGCCTCAGACATGGCGATTGCCACGGCTTGTTTGCGTGACTTGACTACGGGGCCACCCTTGCCTGAATGCAGGGTGCCCCGCTTGTATTCACCCATCACCTTTTCAACTTTGGTTTTACCCTTACCCATACGGTTGCTCCTGTGTACGCCTTAGCCGCACCACCCTGTGGGTGGATGCGGCGTCTTGCTTTTTCTAGTTCTCTCGGACCCCCCCTATTATCCCCCCCAAACGTTACACGCTCACAGTAGTCACGCGACCACGGAGCGTGACGTAACGAACAGGACAGTCTTTAGATGATTTCACAAGAAGACGTCACCCTCACAGCCCCGCAACAGCGGTACATGGACTGGCTCTGTACTGCTCCTTCGGAGCGGGACCCTGCCACGAAGAATGCGATGGCTAATGTGTTGGGTGTGGATGTGACGACGTTGCGTCGTTGGGAGAAGCGTCCGGCTTTTCGTGAGGCGTGGAAGCGGCAGGTGGATGATTTCCAGGGGTCGCCTGAGCGTACACAAACGTTGTTGGATACTTTGTACAAGAAGGCTTTGGAGGGGGATACGAAGTCTGCCCAGTTGTATTTGCAGGCGACGAACCGTATGGCTCCGCCTACGGTGACGGTTCAGCAGGAGAAGAAGGTGGCTGAGTTGTCGGACACAGATTTGGATGAGTTGATTTCTGCGATGGCGAAGCGTGAGAAGGACGCTCGCCATCTAAAGGTGGTTTGATGAGCGCTCCTACGAATGATGCGATGTACGTGGCTTTGAAGGCCCTGTACCCGTCGCTGTCTACGCTCGGTGACATGATGTACCAGTACGGGCTGGACAACGGGTTTAACTTCCGTGATACTCGTGGTTGGGATTATTACAAGGATTTGGGTACGGATGGTACGACGCTTGGTGATTTGGCGTACACATTCTGGAATGACCCTGATTATGCGGTGTCTAACTTGGAGTTGGAAGATGGTAACGATTTGCTCCTAGAAGATGGAGGGTTCATTCTCCTAGAGGCAGGCAATGGCTGACAAAAAGATTACCGCCCTAACCGCTTTAACGACACTGGACGACGCGGACCTGTTCGCAGTCGTTGATGACGTTGCTGGCACTCCGATTACGAAAAAGATTACTGCCGCAAACGTCAAGGCAGGACTTGCCCCACTGGCCAGCCCCACCTTTACAGGAACAGTCGTTCTGCCGTCGTCAACCAGTATCGGCAACGTGACTTCTACCGAAATTGGATATCTGGACAATGTCACATCTGCCATTCAGACACAGTTGGATGCCAAGATTGCTTCCAGCATTGTTGATGCCAAGGGCGACCTGATTGTTGCTACGGCGGATAACACCCCCGCCCGTTTGGCGGTGGGTGTGACTAACGGTCATGTTTTGACGGTTGATTCAGGTGAGACGGCTGGCGTTAAGTGGGCTGCGGTCCCGGCACCCACCATCACCTGGGAAGACGACCAGAACATTTTGGCTAACGCAATTTTCTCATAGGTAACGATTTCCACTAGGAGTAGGTATGGCAACTTTTACAAAGAATCACCTTTCGGGGTCCACTGACGGCAAAATGATTAAA